ACCCTGTTGTGTAATCAAGCATCACATCGACCATAGAATTTTCTTTGGTCAGCCTGGACTTGTAGAGTTTACAGTGAATGATATTACCAATAACATCAGTTCCTTCTTTGACTTTCTTCTTCGACAGATACACAATCGTAGAAGCGGCATATTTCAAACCACTACCACCACCCATCTCTTTCGTGGGGAACATTGAACCAACAACGTCATAGGTGTGGTTTGTCATAATCATCGGAATACCTGCTTGACCCAACTTGAGTGTAAGCGTTCGGAAAGTTGCTTTGATCACTTGGGCACGAGTCATGTCGCGTGTGGTCTTACCTTCAGCGGTATCAGTCATTTCTTTGTTGGTTGAAAGCATACCGAGAGAGTCAAGAACAATCAGCATAGGCTTCTGTTGCGACTTCGGAAGTTCCTTATAATTATCTACGATAGTGATCGCTTGATGTCGGAAGTTCTCAACAGTATCAATCGGGAACACAGCGATGCGATCAGGATCAACACCTCGCTCCAAGAACATGTCAGAAGTGACCGCTTGCTCGGAGTCAAAATACAAAACAACACCATCTTCATTGTTCGACAAAAACTTCTTGACGATCTCAATTGTGAAGTACGTCTTACCCGTTGCACTTTCACCAGCGATTGCAAGAATCTTGTTGTCGGGAATACCACCCCAAAGACTTCCGCTCAACAAAGCATTAAACGTATATGATCCTGTATCAACAAAACCATTTACATCGGACTCAATTCCATCACCAACAATACTTGCATATTGATTTTTCGTAGACTCAATCAAGTTTTTCAACATATCGCTCATGCGGACTCCTTCTGAATCATTTTGATAACCTCACTCATAGCATTAATATCTTGAAGAACACCTTCGAGTTGTTCGAGTGTAACTGACTCATGCTTTTGCATCGCACGATAGATTTCTCGTTGGTGGGAAACTTCTCGTTCGAGAAGTCGCAGGATAACTCCAAGTTGTGTTTCTGTAAATTTCATAAAAATAATCCTTCTAATGTAGAAGTCTTTTCGTGTGACCAACCGATACAATCTAAAATGTTTTTCAGTGGATCAAGAAATGACTTCTCGAACTGCACATCATAGTCTATGTATGATGAAATATCAAACTCTTTTGGTATGGAAGATACAAAAGATAGAACGTGATCTCTGCCTCCAACACCACCGAATGGATTAGGCGTCTTGAGATATATAAACTTGATCTTGTCTGCCTCTCCGATCAGAGGATACTTCTTTGTAAGACCATGCTCACGAAGATAGTGATTATAGATCAATGCACCTTTCACAGCAATCGGAGTAGACTTTCTATAAATCGCATTGTGATCTGCGTATGTTCTGAGTCTCCGAACCGTTCGTGGGAACGCAATCTCCTCTGGTGATGCATCATAAAACTTCTTCTTCGCCTTGTCGATCTCACGAATCACTGTGCTTTCGTCTGTCGTAAGAATAAGTTGAATGATAGACTTGAGTTCCTTTCTCACAATCTCTGGTGTCGATGACCTTGTGGTTTCGATACCCATGATCTTGAGTTTTGGAGTTTCGTAACGAACACCTTCCGAGTCATGCACAGTAAGCATGTATCGTTTCTTCGCAGTCCAGATACCCTTCTCAGCAATACACTCACGCTCCATGACCATCTTGTTTTCATAGGCGTTTGTAAGTGACGTTAGTTCATCGTACTGCTTTTTGATGAATGGAAGAATAATCTTGTTACAAGACTTGTCCAGAAAACTGACAATCTCTTTTGTAGACTTCTCACCACATACTTTCTCGACAAGTTTACC